ATTTAACTGGTTCCCAACCATCCAATACTATTGTTCCAAGTGCTGAGACCTGTAACCATAAGCAGTTAGACTCCAATCTAGTTAATGGCTCTCCTGTGAATACAGCCGTTGAACCACCCGGACCTGTAACATAGCACATCCATGCACTACCGTTATACGATGTAATGGCTGCTATACAATCCCGCTGATAAAGCAGTTTAGAACTGCTTATTGTAGTGTCTCCGCCGAATAAGGCAGTTGAGTTAATCATAATTGACCCGGTACATGTAAACGGTAATTTATAAACCGGAAAAGCCGTAAACGATGTTCCATCAGTAAGTGTGATATCGACATGCTTAGTTAGTGTGCCGATAGAAGATAATTCAAGAGACCCAGATATCTGCATAATTTTGAGATTTTCGTTATACAAATAAACAAACCTTCTATAAGCAGAGGGAGTAGATTTTTTTATTTCTTCAATTACCTGTACATCACTGGCTTTAACATTTCTAATTTTCCAGTTTCCGTAACCTAACGCAATTTTAGAATTGGCAAGAGCTTCGTTTGCCGTGCTTACAGCTCCACCCGCTGCGGTCTGAGCGTTAGCAGCCGTAACGTTAGCAGCATCAGCTTTAGTGTTAGCATTGTCTGCCTGTTCTACAGCTCCGTTAGCTGTTTCCTGCGCAGCTTTAGCTGTTTCTAAAGCGGCATTAGCTGTAGCGTCAGCCCCACTACCACTATCATACGCATTTTTAATAGCCGTATCAATCGAGCTAAAAGCTCCATTAACATCTGTTAGCCAAGCTGGCTTGTCAGTACCTAACCACTGTGGCAAATTGTAATTTGGTGTTTTGTTTGTAAAACTCATATTAAATCCTCCTTAAATTTTTATGCAGCTACGCCATTGAAATCATAATCAAAGGCTGTAATCTGTTTACCATCATACACGCTCGCTGCTAATTCAAGCGCGTCATATTCCGCAGCGGTAAGTGCTCCTGGCTGGTGCTGAGTAATTAACCAATTAATTATATCTTTATAAAACACCACTTGACCTGTTATAGGACTACGCATATAAAATCTTTCATCAGGATAAAGTAATTTTTTGCCGTATATGTCATAATCAAAAGCACTTAAACCCCTGTTGTCATAATCGGAAGCGTTAAGATATAAATTATCATACTCTTGCGCGGTTAATGCGTAATACTTAAACACCCACGTCATGTAATTAAGTACATCTTGTAACACTTCTAACTTTCCAGTTATGGGATTAATCACCATAACCTTTTGTATCTCCGGAATCATGTCAATTACTTTTTGTATTTCTTCGTCAATGTAGGTTTTTAGTTTTCCGTCTTGTGCGTCAACATATTGTCTTAAATAGTTTAATTGATTGTTAATGTTTATAGTTAATTCATTAATCTTTTTTATTACCCATGTTTGCTGCTCGTCAATAGCATTTTCTACAAACATTTCTAATGCTTTCATTTTAGCCTCGTTGTCCGCAAGCTGCGCATCAACTTTGTTTTGCAGCAAATCAAACTTTCCGTTTAATTCATTTCTTAAATCGTCAACCTGCTGGTCCACATATGTTGTAAAATCATCACCGAAACCATTAACTACTTCAATGACTTCATTCATTTTGAATTCAATTCTACATAGCTGTTCATACAAACTCATGCAATCGCTGAAAGTTAAAGGTAAAATTGATTTACACTTAATTATCAAGGGTGTAACATCACCTAACATTTTAAACCCCCTTCTTAATAGATATTCATAAACAATTCAGACAATTCATCAATAATCATCATGTCTATGTTTAAAAACGTGTCCCTGTACTCCTGTAAATAACTAGAAAAACTTCCGCCTCCTGTCTTACCTATAACATTTTCAATATAGTTTTCTGTCGTGTTCGCTTTTTCGTTTTCGTCAATGTTTGTAACTCCATCATTTGTACTAGTTGAATGTCCTGTTGCTTCACTGTTTACTGACGTGTAAGTTGTTAAATATTTTAAATCTTTAACATTGTCGATTTGTCCTTGTGGTGTGTCACTGTAGCCGGTTCCACTTTTTCCAGTCTCCGAACTATCTACTGTTATGTCATTTGTGCTGTCAGTTTTACTGAGTTTGTCTCTTGTTTCGTCTTGTTTTCTGTCGTGCACTCTGTTAATATCCGTGTCGTGCATTGGGTTAAATTCGATTGTTGCGCTTTTGTAAAGTTGGTTATAATAAGGCATTATCTCGTTCAATTTTCGGTTAAGGAAAAATTTAAATTTTCCATAAGTTTCTAACCCGATTTCACGGAACCAGTAATGCTCCATTATCTTTGTTTCCAGCACACTTTTGTACTGCGGGTCATATAACGGATAGTTAAAATCAAACAGCAAAGGTCTAGCTTGATTAATCACATCATATGTGTTTGTTAATCCGACTCGTTTTTGGACTCCGGTGATGGATTCGCAAATTGTTCTGAGTTCTGTTGTGTATTTTGCCATGGATTTTCACCTCCCCCATACTGCCTGTATCTAACGTCCACCTCTGCTTCCAGTTCATCAGCAAAAAGCTCGTTAATCCATTTACACGCGTCCTTTCTCGCGTTAAGCATTGTAAAACGCTGCGCTCTTAACAATTCTTCGTTACTTTCAACCTCGTCAGTAATTAATCTTTCTTTTTTGTCAATATTAGCGTTATCAATCCCCAAAAATGTTAGTGCTTCATTCCAAATCATGTTCTTGGCAATCATAAGTTGTGGATACCGTTCCGGAACGTCTGTTTTGATACAGCTAATGCTGTTTTCTTGTAAATGTTTATCCCCGAAAATTACTGGATAGTTACCATCGTATTTATCATATACAACCTTTAACGTTTTCTGTTGTGCTTCGGTGCCGTATAACAATAACGGTGTTTTTTGTCCATTTATGTTTACGTCAATAGCGCGCTGTATGTTTGTTAAACGTTCTGCAAAAAGTTGGATTGACAATGCCGTAGGCTGACGGAGATAATTATTCCATATTATTACACTGTCCTGGTCGTCACACTGCTGATTAAACCCTGTAATGTCATACGCTCTTCTCCTTATCGGTACCCGGTACATGTTAAGTGGACCTTCCAGCGTGCACTGTAGTGTAAAAAACCCTTTGTTTAAATGGTCCTGGAAAAATAGCGCATAGCCGAACTCAAAGAGAATTAGCTCCAAAAAACGCGCGTCACACGTTGGGGGTAAGTTTATCCACTCAAACTGGTTGATAGCTAATTCTTTCAGTCTGTAATAGTAGTCAAAAAATGTAGCATTGTTAAACCACTGCGGGTTCTTCTCGCAAACGTCCAATCCGTTAAGATTAAATCTTGTTTTTCCCATTTTCTCACCCCCTTACCTACATATAGTTTACCTTACCAAAATCTCTTACATAATAATCTCCACCTTGACCTATAACCGTGGTTTTTTCAAAAACTCCGTCTGTTCCACCTCCGGGTTTACCAGTGTTACCACTTATATATGTTATGGTATTACCGTTTACAGCAGATACCACACCACAATGGTGTAATACCGTAGTACTTTGTTTTGTTATAAAAAATAACACGTCTCCTGGTTCTGGCAATTGTCCGCCAACTTCCGCTTTCCATGTTGACCCCATCGCTGTCATATCATCATACAATTTTTGTACACCAGCGTTAGGTGGTACTTGTTCTGATACACCAGCTTCGTAAGCACAATAGGTTAAACACGTACAGCACCACGCGTCTTTAACATAGCTGCCGTAATACCACCGCTGGAACATTCCGATAGTTTCATCCCATTCTTGCGCGCCGATGTATTTACGCATTACTGTATCAATCCGTGTTTTAGTTGGCACAGTTGTATAAATTGCTTCTATGTTACAATCATTAGGCGGCATAATAAATACAGACGGAGTTGTGCTGTCATCAATAAACTGTCCCCCATTATATGTTACCCAACGTTGGAAATTTACTGTAGTATCGGCAGCAATTTGAACGTTTTCGTAAGCTTGATATGACCCACTTCCAGTTCCACCCGTGACTGTTAAATTATACTTGTCAGTTGGTGGTGGTACAGGGGTTCCACCATTGTCGCGCGTGTAATCTCCCACCCAATCACCATGCCAAAATGTAACACCATTATCAAGCATTTCTTTGATTTTTACAAGATGTGGCGTGGGTGCGCCGCCTATGACCTTTGCGTCAACTGTTTTAACATAGTTCCAACTCGGTCTACCTGTAATGTTAGGCACTTTTACACGATTAACACGATAACCAAAAGCACTAAAATATTCGTCAATGCTTCTCGCAATTTCTGCTTTTATGGTTTTCTGTTCCAGCATAAATCCGTATTTGTATAATGATACGTTGGTATAACCATTTCCAATTGTACCACCAATAGCATTAGGTATAATGCTATGCACTTCTTTTTCTTCGCGCATGGATGATACTTGGTTGTTTAACCCACTAAACGTACTAGCCGCAAAATTAGCTACACCCGCACCAGCTAAAACAGCGTTTCCACTTAAGGCCCCACCTACAGCTAACAAAGAATTTGTTGCAACATTAAAATCATTCCTGTCAAGCTGATAACCCCACCGGATAGACTGATTTGCTAACCAACTGGCATACACGTTATTAACCCATGTACATTGTGGGTAGTTTCCTAATGCTACAGATTCGTTAAAGTTTGTTGTTACACCTTTATAATCCTGTGGGTAACATATTATTCTTCCGTTAGGGGTTGCAACGCCCCTAAATACTACGTTTGGTGTGTTACCACTAAAAAATTCATATCGTAAAATGACAGCGTTTCCTTCGTTGTTGCTTATCTGCAAACAGCGATAAGGATAACATAATAATTTATTATTTTTTGGTGTATAACCGTTAAGTGTGTTTGTGTTTGGCACGGACAGATTTGTGGCAGTTCTTACAGTTGCGGGTAAGTATCCACCGCTGCTTCCACCGGACACGATATCTTTAGGCACCATGTACATTGATACAATAGCATCTGTTTTACCAGCCCCGTTAATTGCTTCAATCAGTGTTGGCAATAGTGACCCGGTAGTCCAGTTGTCCGAATCAAATAAATAGTAAGACGCTCCGCTGTATATACCCGCGTAAACATAACCACCAGCAGGAGGAAATGAGGTATCCTTTAATTCTACGGTTGACCCGACTACAATCCACCAGTTCGTAAAATTTTTCTGGGTGAATGATGTGCATACGTAATCGCCTAATGCTAAACCCTCGTCAATTAGATTAGCTCCTATGCTATCATCATTAACATGTTCACGCTCCACAAAACAAGCTGGAATGTTTATGTCAAACATATAGGTTTGGTATGCATCAATCTCAAAGTAAACTTTTGTCATTACCTCGCTTTCATAGTCGATGTTAGTGATAAACGCGTAAAACCATTTATCACCAAATTGTGGATTGCGGTAACATAAATAGTTACAATCTACTAATGAGTCATATTGTGCGGGGTATCTAATCATAGAGTTTTCACGCTGATAGGATAAATCACTAGCTGAATATTGTGTTTTTCCAGCAAAGAATGATTCTTGTGCTGCGCGATTGTCAAATGTAAGTTGGTCCCTATAGGTGTTATCAAGGGGTACCGCCCGGCATAACCGGACGGTTGTTATTGGTGCGAATGCCATAATATACCCCCTTATTAATTAGGTTAAAGTGATAGTTGCTGTACCGGATTTTGTATTGTCCAGTTTGGATGTGGCTGTTACCGTCAGACTGTCTACGGTAATACCCGGTTTAATAGTGACAAGACCGCTGCTATTAACACTAGCGTTAGCATCTTCTGTAATTGTCCAGACCACATTATTACTAATAAGACCCGTACCAGTTACAGCAGCGGTAAGCTGCACTGTTCCACCAGCAGCCTTTGTTACGCTTGCAGTACCCGGGGTAATTGTGACAGATGTAACAGTAGGCGCTTCTGTTGTAAAAGCAACAACATTTTTAAATGGGCTGTAAGATAACGTTTCCCAATGATGCAGGAAATAGTTATAGTATAACCTGGACGCGACATAATCGCTAGTCATGGTTAAATAGTTATCAAAAACCATAAACCAATCTTCATCTGCTGCGATAGCGATTACTCCTTCTTTTTCCAGTCCACCAAAATCATCCACGATAACTCTTCGTCCGATAAAATTGGTCTTATCCATGTTAAAGGCGCTTGCCAAAACTTCAACGTCGACCGTGGCTGCAACGCTTGAAAGGATAAATATAACCTGTTCGTCAAGCGGTGTGTGTGTGGTAACACCCATAAAATTGCTGTCGCTGCGCATAAAGGTTAAATCAAGCGCTGTCTGCCGGAATAAGGTCATTGTCTTTTTAGCGTTTACATCACTGTCCAGACCTGGAACTGTAACCGGTCTTAAAGCCCCGCGCATACCTGCTTCAAAAAACACATTTTTCATAAGCAGGAATTCATCGTATTCGTCGGATGTATAAACAGCTTCGATAATTTTTGAAACCAAATCTTCCACACCCTGGTAAGACAGGAAAGCGGTTCTTAAGTCATCGTTCTGAATGGTTACAGGGTACTTATCCTGTCGGTTGCGTTTGTGAAACGCTGCAAGAACGTTTGGTAAACGTCTTTCAAGCTCATCCTGTGCAGCCGTTTTTCCCTGGTCATCCACCAGATAATACGGTTCAGCCTTAATGATATTTACAAAAATTTCCTCCACTGTTTCACCAAGGCTCATCATGCCCTTTTTAAACCGCTTAAGTGGGTTGTTGTAAGAACGGCTGGTGATAATAACCATACCAATTCTGTTTACCAACGCATCCAGAAATTCGTTACGAGTTGCTTCATAGTTAAGAATCGGATTCCCGATTTCTGCAATGTTATCCTGGGTTGCTTCTGGAACTCTGTCTTTGTATGCCTGGGATGCGTCACTTCTGATTACATTTAAAAGCTGCATTCCGTTTGGCACTGCACTGTACTCCGCTGCTGCATACTTACTTTTTACTGGCATTTATTAATCCTCCTTCTCTGCCTTTTTCCATAAATCATCAAAGGACAGCTCCTTACCATCGTCTTTGATATCTTCCTTCTGTTCCCGTTCCATTTCTTCTTTTCCGGGGCGGTCGTCCCTGGAACCACGCATGCGATAACGTCTGTTATCGTTCCGCAACTTGTCAACCTCAGCCATTAAGTCGTCGTAATCAGCGTCGTACCGGTCCAGTTCATCTTCGTACCACTCAAACTTTTCCCTTAACTGCTGATACAGTCCGTCATAATCGGTTTCATCGGTTCCGTTACGTAACTGGTCCTCAATCTTATCATACCAACCACGTTCTTCCCGTCTGTCCTCTCTCGCATCTTCGGACCGTCTTTCATCGTTCTGACGTTCATCACGCCGACCCCTCTGGTCTGTCTCATCGTCGTCTTTCCTACGATAACGGTCCTCCTCGTCGTTGCGTCTCCGGTAGTCCTCGCGCTCGTCAAAATCCCTGCGCGCACGTCTGGACCACTCTCTGCTTCTTGCAGCCATTGCTTTCCCTCCTTATTTATAATTGTTAAGGTCATTTTTATCCATGATAACAGGATAATTGTTATACGCTATATCCATATCCACCCTTCCGTGTATCCCTGGAACTGACCCTTTATCTGTAGTCTGCCACATTCCGCATTTGCGTCCAGGTGCATTAGCATAACGTGCAAACCACATATCATAATTTTTTGTTACATCGCTTGACTGATAGTATTTTAAGTAAAAGTCGTTGTTTGTGTAAAATCCACAATAAAAACCGTGTTTTTCCATTGTGTCACAAAACGCACGAGTACAGTCAAGCACAAAATTGCGAGTGGGTTTTACACCGTTTTTAGCAGCGTAAGATTCGCTAGCATATTCCCAATCATACATAATGGGATACGGTATTTTGTGATTTCCAATAAACTGCACTAATACGCGGGCTTCGTTAGCAGCCATTTCTGGTGATAATGGATATCCAAACCAGTATAAACCAAATGGTATGTTTAAGCGTTCACACTCTGCTATGTTTCGTGTAGCTTTATTGTCTATGGTGTTTCTACCAAATCCAGCGCGTATCATAGCAAAGTCTATGTTGGGCTTTACAGTGTCCCAATCAATCGTGCCCTGGAAATATGATACATCAATTCCTTTAAACAATTTTTTCGTCCCCCAATCTGTCTACTAACCTTGTCATCACAATCGTGTTATTGTTAATGACAGTTGCAAGATTATCTACCTCAGACTTGTGTCGTTCCTGGTTTTCGTTTCTGTCCTCGCGTTCTTTTTCCCCCCGGTCATATACATACCACGCCATGGCGACGCATGCGACAAAGGGGAAAGCATAGTTACTTAACAAATTCGTCCAATCCATTGATTCACCCCCTTTTCCTACTACTTTTAATTATATCAAAACCATTGACAAAAGTCAAGTAAATATGATATAATAATAAGAGATATATTGTGCTTGGAGGTGACAGCGTGTCATATTATGACGGAACAAAATTACTGAGCCTTTTAGATATTAATGGTAATAGGCCAGAAATATATATGGTAACGACAAATCGTACTGGTGGTAAAACGACTTGGTTCAGCTCGTTTCTTGTGAGAAAGTTTATTAAAAAGCAAGAAAAATTTATGTTGTTATACAGGTATAATTATGAGCTATCAGACTGCGCTGAAAAATTCTTTAAAGACATACACAATTTGTACTTTAATGACTACAATTTAAAGAGTCAGTGTAGGGCAAAGGGAATGTTTCATGAATTGTTTTTAAATGATGAATCGTGCGGATATGCAGTTGCACTTAACAACGCTGATACGCTTAAAAAATATAGTCACCTGTTTAATGACGTTGAACGTATGTTTTTTGATGAGTTCCAGTCAGAAATGAACAAATATTGTACGGATGAAATAAGAAAATTGTTATCTATTCACACTAGTGTCGCTAGGGGTAGGGGTAAACAGGTGCGCTATGTGCCGGTGTATATGTGCGGAAATACGGTGAGTTTACTTAATCCATATTATACTGCAATGGGAATTAGTGACAGATTGATGAATGATACAAAATTTCTTAAGGGTGACGGTTTCGTTTTGGAACAGGGCTTTATTGAATCTGCTTCAAAAGCACAACTAGAATCTGGATTTAATCGTGCTTTTTCTAGCAGCGATTATGTTGCATATGCTGCACAAAATGTTTACCTTAATGATAACTATTCGTTTATTGATAAACCAGCGGGGAGGGGCAGATATCTTGCGACTGTTAAATATCTTAATAAACATTATGCAATTTATGATTATGATAGCCTGGGTATCCTTTATGTTACTGACAGCTATGACAGCAGCTTTCCTTACAGACTTAGCCTTACGACAGACGACCATAATATTAACTACCTTATGTTAAGTAAAAATAGTCTTATGATTAATAATTACAGATTGCTTTTTAATCGAGGTTGTTTCAGATTTAAAAATCTTGATAGTAAACAAATGCTGCTTAAGTTATTATCTTACTAGGTATCTGCATGGGTGCTGCAATATTTACATAAGCAGATGTCACACCGTCAAAAGTGCTGCAAGTGTTTTGGGTTATGACAGCCCACTTATTGTACCCCGTGTTATAGATATAAAAAGCCCGGCTTTTATAGTCGGGCTTTTAATAAGTACTTGCGCAAATACTTATAATTTATTTTACATTTGTATAACATGTGTCGCATAAACACGGGTGAATATAAATATCTTCCCTAACCTCTGCATACGGCCTACCGCAAATTTCACACATACACAATGGTTTTAATTGCATCATTGTTTTATATAATTCATATCGCGGATATCTGCTATAACGTCTTTTCTTTTTGTTTTTCTTTCTAAACAAAGGTAAACCGTGCATTTTTCTATAATTATTTATTAAACCTCTCCCAATAGGTTTACTTATTCCGTACCTGCTATTCATAGCTATTTTTATTAGTCTCCTATCCATTTAATCCTCCTTAAATTTTCTTATCTGTTTCTTTGCCATGTGATATCCTTTCTTCTCCAACACGATTCCACCCGGAATCCTTACAGGTTTTAATCCTTCGTTAAGTTTAAGACCCTCCTTAAAATCTGTGATATCGTATTTATCTAAAAACTCTTGTTTCGCATCTTCTGACATTCCAGCACACCTTATGTTATAAAATGGTTCGACCTCCTTTCCGTTAACATGTGTTACGTGTTCCATATAAGTTTTCTGCCTTACAAAAACAGCTTTATCCCAATATGATTCTAGCTTCCAAGCACAAAATGAAGTTGGGTGAATTCTAATTCCTTTAACTTCTTCTGGTTTTCCACTGCAATGAATTGAGTCAGTATCACAATAAATAAAACCGTCTTTATCTACACCATGAAAATTTGCCTGGGCTGCATTGATTACAAATCTCCTTGCATATGATGTTATGGCACTTCCTACAGCTATAAAACCGGGTTTCTTTTCGTGCTCTTCAACAATTTCAAACCCTAATACGTTTTTGCTGTTAATGTACGGAACCTTATAGCTAGAATTGTCATTAGCAGCAAACTTTCCATATAAATTGTTTAAGTAAAGTTTGGCTAACTCTCGTTCAGCATCAACACTGTTTTCTTTAATTTCTTTGTACTTGTACATGTACTCATCAAACAAGCCTATCGCTTTCATAAAATAACATCCGTCAAGTACTTCAAGGTCTATCGGGTTATAGTGTTTTAAAAATAATTCGTAATCCACACATGTCATAGTCATTGTTACATAACTGTCGTGTTTCACACCCTGTTTCATGTAATAACGCTTGTAGGTTCCGCTTTGATAGTCATAATAATCACTGGTGGTTAGATAATCTGTTCCGTTATATAATAGGGTTCCTTTTATCTGGACTGTTGGTAACATGCCTTCCTTGATGTTAAATCTACATCTTATCCTAACAAAATAGTACTTGTTATCAGCTTCTTTTGGGATATCTCCTTTCCAAAACATGGGTTTTCCTACTGGATAATAGTTACCAGATTCACTTGACATGTTGGATGAGTAAGAACTATTAATATCTGCTGTCCATCCGTTATCGTAAATCTTATTTTCTTTTCCCTTAACTAGATAACAGTAACCACCACGGTATGAATGTCTTATGTAGGCATCTGCATTAGATTCTCCGTATAAATCTGGGTCAATCTCAATTTCTGTTAGGTTGGGGAAAAAGTTCTTAAAATCCGTCTTATCATAGGTGCTTTTAAATTCCTCTAAACAGCAGGACCCTATTGTAAGTTTTTGGTGTCCCCTCTCGAACATAATCTCTAATGCTTCTTTAACAACCAAAACATCATTGGCTATGTACTCTTTTTCTTTTTCAGTTATTTCACATCCAGCATAACGAAAACCTTCATATTCCATGTCAAGCTTTTTGTGTGCTGTCTTAAAACATTTACCTATTCTTTTTACACTAAATGGTAACAATTTTAAACTGTCTCTAAACTCTATTACCGTTTGACCTTTTTTGATTGTAATTGTATACCATGCCCCACGGTCACTTATAGCACACTTAAACTCGTTTGTTTTCATTTTACCTTCGGCTACACGATTCCATTTATAATCATTACGTAACAACCAGTCAATGATAAAATTTCCATCAAACTTAAGATTGTGAAAATATCCAACAATATTCACGTTAAGACTAAAAATGTAACCTAAAAAGTCTTGTATGGAATGTAAAATCTTAACATCTTCTGTATTTAGTTCAACTACTGCTGCCGCCCATACCTCCGTATATTGCTGGCCTTTGTATACCGTTGTTTCAAAATCGCATACGTAATATTTATAGTTGCGGATACGCACATCTTTATGCCCTCCTTATTAAAATTCATAATTATCCACGTCCATAAATTCCTCATCAGCTTCCATGGCTTCTATAGCTTCTTCTCGCCCTCCTTCACTTGCGCCGATTAAATCAAGAATTCCGTGCAGCTTTCCGGTTAGTATTTCTTCATCTGATACACCTTCCCAACCGGGCCATTGACCCTTAGACTTAGCTTTCTCTAATGCCTCGGCAAAATCGTCCGGACCATATTTTTGCATAGAGCGATTATACCACCGTGTGATATAGTTAAACAGCTTTTCATTTCTTCCGTAAATCTGGGTCATTTCCATCTGGAAAATAGTAAATATTTGAATGTTGTAATCTACAGAATCTGATTGCTGGTTAGTTGGAATTTTTGTTGATGCGGTGGGTTTGTTTATTGGACGTTGTTTAACACCGGTTTTACGTGTCTGTGCCGCTCTCTTTGCTGCGGTGCTTCGCTCTAGTTTTCTTCCGGATTCTCCTGTTAAAATTTCTCCAGTTTCCTGGTCAATATAGCGTGATTTTGTGTATAGGTCTGGTGTTTTAATTTTGGCTAACCTTGCAACGCTTGATTTGGTAATTCTTTTAGGTCTTGGCGGTAACACATTTTCAGGAAGTAAATAACCACGCTGTTCCATTCTTTTAATCTGACGCGATATTCGGGCACGTTCCTTATTGTACGCTTTTAAAGTCTCAGACGTATTATTTTTTCTAGCCATTTAATCACCTCCATTTTGATAAAGATAAAGGGGAGTATTAACTCCCCTTAATCCCTTATTAGTCAATTGCTAACTGGCAATCAACGTAATTTTTGCCACCCTTGGAAACACCGGACGTTTTTATAATAGTAAATGGTTCTCCCTCAAAAAGCTCAAACATCTGGCCAAATGACCGCTTAAAGGTTGCTGACTGACAACACCATACCTTTGTGGTCCCGTCAACACTTCCTATTACGGATAGCAATTCGGATGTCTCGCCCTTAGCGTTCTGGTCCTCGTACAGAAGATAGCCAGAAACATCCATGCTTGTAGAATCTGGTACATCCTTAACTGACATAATACCAGGGTCCTGGGTCATAAGATACTTTTCTACATTTGTGAAATCTCTACTTGTTTTTAAAATTGTCATTGTTAGTTCCTCCTGTTAGTTGGTTAGTTTAATGGTTTCTGCTGAGATGCTGGTCTGGTTACTTCCACCGCCATTTCCATAAAATCCTTAACGGTTATGCCCATTACCTTCTCATCGTGCGTAATAGATACTACGATTGATGGATGATAGTCGGGGTCGGTGTTTTCTTTAATGACAAGTTTAAGAGCCTTCTCTTTGTCCTCAATCTTGGACGGCACAACGTATGTGCGGTTGCTTGCTTCACCTGCCGATTCAGATACACCAAGCACGGTGATGTTAGTGGATACAATTGTTCTTGTTACCATTGGTTCTCTCTTTGCTGCTTTTACTTCTGTCATTTTTCTTTCCTCCGTTTTCTTTGTTATTGGGTTGTATAATAAGCGGTCGGCACGTGGGATGCTTTTTATTTTTTCCGCTTACCATCAATGGGTATTATGGTTAGGTGAATGATAGATACTTGGTCTGTATGAATAAAACCTAATAATGTATCCGGGTCTGTTATTGGCCCTAAATAGTCCGTTCTTATGGTGAGCATGTATTCATCGGTTAAGACGTAGATTGTTGCATAGGCTGAACCTGTATGAAGAACATAAGAACTTACTACTTTGGTTCCGTATACCAGTTGTTCATATAGAGTTTTTATCATCTTGTTCACCTCCATCTACTATTAATTATATCGTAGGGTTGTGAACAAATTATGAACAAACTTTTAATAAATTATGAATTTCTGCTCGTCCATCAAATGCTAATTTTGTGGATTAAATGGTTTCGGCAATGGCATCCAGGCAATTACTGGCACACTTGACAAACTGGAAAATAGTTCATCTTCTTTTACCCCGTATTTCCAAACTCCATCTGGTCTACGATACCCTTCTTTAACTATTTCACCGTCCGTAATCAAAATGCGCTCAGTCCCTGGCAACCGTTCCCCCACCGGAATCCATATGTTCGTGCCTTGCGCGATGCAACGAACTGCATCATAAAAACCTTTAGCGCCCATTGCCTGGAGCGCGGCAGGCGCATTTGTAAAAACATTGTCATTACGGTCAATCCACTCTTCCAAATATTTCACATTGTACAGCGAATGATTTAGCCTTCTAACAATATTTTTCTCTTCTCTTGTCATATTTTCTCCTTTCCCGGTCCCCCGGAAAATGCTAATTTTATCTGCTACTAATCTTCTTCTCGTTCTAAATCCAAAACAACCACACCATCACTGTATCCTACGTCAGCAAGACCATTAACACTATATTTTTCCATGGTCAACCCCCAACCTATGCTCGGATATAAACGGATTGCCTTAACCTCAAATTCTGGATTCTCCAACAACTTTTCTGCCAATTCTTTCGCTTTCATGTATTCCTCCAAATCCTAATTTTGTCAAATAACTTCATTTTTCTCCTTTATCTAGTAATATATAATTCTCCAGATTGGGTTAAACGGGGTGTGACGGCTTCACCACCAACAACTACGTAATTAACACCTGTTTGCTGGTCTACGTAAAACCATACTTGTGGTCCACGTATTATTGGTGTTGGCTGCAAGTACAGATAAATCATTGCTGCAAATAACAAACCAATTAAAACTAATGTGACAAAAGATACACTTTTCATGTATTCACCTCCTTTAATGTTTTGATTTTGTTAATCTGCATCACCTCCTTTAAGTTGTAATACTATCTTTCTTAACTAGTTCATGCTTCTTCGTTAATATACCTATCATAAAATTCTTCGTCAACAGATATTGTTAATTCTACGCATTTATTAATGACAAAATCTGTTACACCCTTTACCTCGGCTTCACTTAGCAAATTATACTTGTCTAACTTTAGAAGTTCTGACTTATTACCATAAGCAGGCCATAATGCAACTTTTGGGTAAGTAGAGCCAATTGTACTAGAAACAATAATATCACAAAACACCTGCACCTTCTCACTACTAGATAACTCTAATTCTTTAAACTTCATATCTTAATCCTCCATCATTTTTATAATAGCTATACATTCTTGTATCATACGCATTTTTCCATCGTATACCCCTATCAAATATTCGTCACCATCTAATACGTTTGCTGATAAATGTAGATAGCGAGCATATTTTACCCTCAAACTTTTAATAATATCCTCTTTAATTAATTTCTTCATATCTTAATCCTCCTTTTAATTTGTGTTTAACTCTTTGTTTCTATATATTGATTATAGCACCATTCTGGTTAAAAGTCAACCACT